GTCTCTTTTATGCTCTCCTAGTTCGAATATATTCTTATTAGAAATGTCTTCTCAAGCTTTTACTGCCATGACTCCAATCACTGTTAGTGCTACTACACAGTGGTTGACAGACCTGATCATTTTGATCCTCCAGGTGTTCGCCCATTTTACGGCCGGATTTATGGATGGAACGATGATCGTGGTTCGTCTGATCTTCAGATTCTTCAATTGGATAATCTGGGCTTGCGTCAACACCTCAGTCTACGAGAAATCTTTTCTCAAGTGGATTCTGGCCAATGTTGACTATCAGATGGATGACATGGACAAGTATCAGCTTGAAAGAGCCATTCAGATTTGGAAATGGATATTCTTTGCTGCAGTTGCTTACGCTTCTGTGCAAACTCTACGCCGCGACCTAATTCTCTGTTACATAAACGGCAGACGTATGACTAAGCAGATAAAATCTCAAGTCCTCCGCCTTTGTGTAGTTGACAACGTCACTCAAGTCCTCGACTCCAATGGAGTCTTGTTAGGACAAATGAATTACGCTATCACCCCAGAGAAAGCCATCCCTTCTTCCGATAGACTCCCAGCTGAGCGCATGTCCTCACTGGTCGAGTGTAGGAACGATGAAGGAATGAGAGTAGGTTACGGTTTCAGAGTTGGACTATTCATTTGTACCGCTACACACGTGTACGATTCAACAACTTGGATAGTCAATCCTTATGACAATTCCAGGGTGTTCCACGTCAAAGACAGTCAATTGATACAGACTGCCAATGACGTTACTAGACTCAAGTTTAAAACGATGCAAATGTCGTTCTTTGGAGTCAAGTCAGCACGTGTTTCTGAACCGACTCGAGGCTCTATGGTGCACATACCCGATGTTGTCATTCAATGTGGTAAAGCTACGTCCTATAAGACGGCTGGAACCATTGAAGGAGAATATAAATGCCCCAACTACCCCATGGCTTTCATGCACACAGCTAGTACCTATCCAGGTATTTCTGGTGCCCCTGTTATGTCTAGGAATAAAGTTGTTGGAGTGCATCTGGGTGCTCATGGAGTTAAGAGTCTAAATGTAGCCGCAGCTATACATACTTTGTTTAACGACCTCAACGAAGAGAGCGCTTTGTCTACTCAGGCGAAGATGTTCATTGAATATGAGGACGGACCTACGAACCGGAAGTCGCGTAAAACCCTTGAAAAGCCGTCCTGGAAACAACCTGAAATCCAGGGGAAAGCTTGGGCCGATTACGACTCCGACGAGGAGATTAATCTTGAGGGAGTAGCTCCTGTTAAGTCGAGCTCAACCTCGGATGTTGAAGAAGTTGTTGTGGAGGATTTTCGCTCGGGCCCCATGGAAGTGGGGGCTTCCGAGCGCTCCGTAACCACTTCCTCTCCACCTATCGTAGAGACCTCAAGTATGTTGACGCTGGACTCGGTGTCGATGAAGGGATGTTCTTCATTGGTAGCTGTGACATCGGAAAAGGAATCTTCAACCGAAAATCCAAGCATTACCCAGTGCCTGTCCAAGTTGAAGAAGCTTTCCCAGAAGTCTCAGATTATACCTTCCCGCCCACGGAAGCAAATCCAGCCCGAGTCCTTGCTTCGCTCGTCTACAGTAGAGGTACAAAGCCAAAACCCCGGCCTAGCGGAAAAGATTCCGAAGAGGCATCGGAGAAAACGTTCAAAGCATCAGCCCAGCCAGAATGGGTCGAAGCAGAGTTCAACTCCTTCTCAGACCACATCTACGGTGGACTTGGAGGAGAAACTTTTGAACCTTACATCCGAAATCTCCTCGATCAAGTCTCTCCTAAGTCAACTCCAGGTTGCTTCATCAACACCCTCGGCCCCACCAACCAAGCAGTGCTAAACGGCCACCGCGAGGTGGTAGTTAGTGCTGTGCGTGAACGATTAGAACTTCTTTTCTCCGATGACCAATTTCCAGATGATCCTTTTGACCGTGTAGTCAGAGGATACACTGACTTTGTGATACCATTTGAGAAGTATGAAGGACATCCATCACGCAAGGCGGCCGATGGGCGTTGGCGGATTGTTTGCAGCTTGTCGTTGATCGACCAGTTGGTGGAAAGGGTGTTCTACACCGATTTTGTCAACCCAGTCAAGGAGGACTATCCATTTTCCGGGGTGTGTATTGGTATTAGCTTTACAGATGAAGGCACTGATGAGTTTGCTAGGAATATTCCTACTCAAGATCTTTACTCCACCGATGTGTCGGGGTTTGATCGCTCTCAGGATGCGTCGTACATACGAGCCTGCGTTGATCGCCGCTTGGTGACTCTCCCTAACGGGATGGAGAAACTAAGCCGAGCGATTCGCAGGCACAACGAGTGTATGATGCACCCAGTCTTCGCCGTTCCTACTAGAGGACACGCTGAGCTTTACGTTTCGTCCAGACCGAAATGCATGCTCTCTGGAAGGTTTGTAACCACCTTCTTCAACAGTGACATCAGAATGGACCTGGCATTTCTAGCGGGAGCTAGTTATGCTAAGGCCTGTGGTGATGATTGCCTTGAAGTCCATAAGAACCCGGCTATTGTTGAGCGCTATTCTGAGCTTGGATACAAGTTGAGGGAACCACTTCTAATGAAGTCTGATCAGATTGAATTCTGTTCTCACTCCTACAAAAGAGGCCCCAACTCTGCATCTTTGAGCTCATGGCCTAAAGCGCTCCATAAACTGGTGACTAGACCTGTGACGCCAGAACTCGTTGAAGCTTTTCTTCACGAAGTTCGCCACAATCCGAACTTACCAGATATAGCTAGAGTCTTGATGGAGGATGGTGTTTTGCACTTCGCTTAGCCGGTGCATAAACTAAATACAAAATTATACACTCTGAATACTACACACGCAACTCAACCGATTTAAACCGCTATCTCGATCACGCAATAATGTCACCACGAAGAAATAGGACTAGAAAGTCTGGAAAGAAGTCAAATGTCTTCTATACCAGCGGCCCTCCCAACTTGCCTAGCAAGGTGGACTACGCCACTACGCTGGTTAATCCGTTTGATCCGGCCGCGGAAGGAACCAAAATCCATGACGCAAACGCTTCAAATACTTTCACCTACCAAGTGCGAGCACTTCACGTCCTCAGTGTCAATAACAATGGTACCGTCGCCACGGAAATCTATCCGTCTCTCGCGTACTACATCAAAGGTGTCGGCCCTCTCGACGCTACCATTGACGCAGACGGAACGACTGGAGCTGCAGCAGTTTTCGTCTCAGAGAACATACCGGAGTATACCGCTCTGGTCGCAGCAGCCTATCGTTACCGAATCGTCTCCTGGGGAGTTAGGCTTATCAGCACATCGAACGCTTTAGATGCCAGCGGATCCATTCTCATTCGTGAGCTTGAGGAATCCGCGCTCGGCAACAGCGTAGATCTGACTCGCCTTACTGATAACTATATGACTGTTCCACACACCCATGATATGGATGTAACCATCATTCCAAATCATATCGCTGAACACTACCAGGAATTTAAGAAATCAACTACTTCATACATCAATGAAGACTCCGCTGCGGGTCTTGAACATGGTTGGAGAGCAGTTGGTATCACTGGTACTGGGTTCAAGCCCTCTGGAACTGCGGACACTCAAGTAGGAGTTCTACAGGCCGAAGTTGTAATGAACCTCGAAATCATTCCTGAAATCGATGGTATTGGATCCCGGATGACAAGTCCGGCTGCTCCACATAGCAACGAGACCTTGGAACTTGTCCACAATACTCGTTCTAATCTTGCCCTTGTACACAAGACTCCCTCTCTTTGGAGTAAGGTGAAGGCTGTGGCAAAGAAGGCATTAACTAGTGTTGGTGAGTACGCACTAGATAGACTTACTGGAGGAGTGTCCAGCTACGTGTCGTCCCTTGTACAAGGGAGACCCCGAGTAGCAGGCCCTTCAGTGAGACTCCTCACCAATGGCTAAGACATATTACACAAATAGCCGCCGTTGTTGATCACCGTTATGAACTAATCGTTCTTTACGTGCTGATTCGACCGCG